GAAACCGGGATTTTTCCGGTTTTGCGATTCTGTGATTTACGGTTTAAATAGTAATTAGTCATTTTTGATACCTCCAGTATCGTTAATGATTAGCTCCGACGCGCTGCTGCAACAGCGCGCCGGGGCGTTTAAACGGTTTCCTTTTCTGTAAAGCGGTACCCGCCTTCGAGCATACCCGGTAAAACTTTGATTTTGACGCAATGCGCAACAGCATCATCAAGTAGTGCTGGCATCGCGCCAGTGCCTTCGTAATCGTCGCCATTAGTTAACTGCGTTTCTGCCTCATCGTTAAATGCGTCCAAATCGACTAAATCGGAGCCATGAAAGCACGCCGTAATGTGGTGGATATTGTGCAACCCTGAACACGGCCAGCTACGCATAAATTTTTTGATAGCGCACGGTTGGATAGATACTATTTTATATTCGTTCATTTTTAACAAACCCTCATGGTCAAGCCAGTCGTCGGGCTGATTGGCGCACCGTGCAGATTAATCCACTTGCGCGCGGTTCGGATGGTGTAGCCGCTTTCGTCGCACACGCATTTAACCATGCGTGTGGTTTGTTTCTTCCGCATGTTCGCATCAAGTTTTGCGTGCGGATAAGCGCCAATCGTATCTAGAATAGGCTGCACGCGACGTTTAAACGCGTCGCTTTCGGTGGTTGCGGTCATTTTGCCCTCGAGGCCGATAGCAACTGCTAACCGTCTAAATTTTGGCCCATGACCGGCCTCGGTTCCAACGGCGGCATGAACCATCTCGTGCGCTACAACACCGGCAACTTTCATTGGTTCATCTTTGGTGATGCTCATTATAATTTCAGTTGTATTGTCGGCACTAGCATTCGGGCTCCAGCACTCGCCTATTCTGCGATTTTTCGCGGACAGGCCGCCCTTGCTTGGAAAGCCGCATGATATCCGGTATTTTGGAAGCGTCGCGCCTTGCTCAATAAAAAGCGGCTCTAGTTGTTTGGCCAACTCGACTAGCCATTGTTCTCGCGTCTCTATTGACATTGTTCTATGTCCTTTTTTGTCTTCATCACTATTCCAAGCCAAGCGGTTTCAGATGCTTCTCGGAAGATTGTAACCAGCCTCCGCCAATCGTTCGATTGTAATTCGTTCCGCAGTTTCCTCCATCAAAGCTGCATCCCTGCCAGGATCCTCTTCTAGAAGTTCATTCGAGACTTCTTCAAACATTCTGTCGTATTTGAATGCATACTCTTTGTATTTCACCACCTTCATCACTTCTTCTAATAGTTCAGGCTTATTCTTTAGCGCCTCTTGAATTGTAATCTCATAGGTTTCCATTGATTTTTTCCCTTGTTTTCTTTTGGTTGTGGTAATGGGGAAGGCCGTTAAACCTTCCCCTAGTTTATTTTTAATATGTAAATAATTCAGGATGATGCCGGACTAGATAATTGCCGCCACTATGTTTTGCAGCATAAAATATAGGACCGGTGCCATATTCCTCTTTACTTGAATAAGTGTATTTGTCCTTTTTTATGATTTCATATCCGGCGTCCCGTAAACCCTTAACAGTTACTTTTACTTCTTTGGCCGTCCATAAACGTGTGGTCATTGATTTATTCCCTTATTTTGGTGTAAAAAATAATTACTAAAAACGTATGCTACAATTACGTTGTAGTTGTCAAGGTAAAAATGAAAAAAATAATTAAAGGTGTTACCTGGTTAAAAATACTCACCTTGAGCATAATGACCCAGGTTCGCTATATAATGGTTTCTGCTCGCGACTGCCTCGGCGTAGCACTTCGCGCGAAACCAAATCAAAATCGAGTGAGAGGTAGCCAACCCTTAACCCACACTAACAAAGTCAATAGCTTGGCCCGATGCTGCACAAATACCGCACCGAAAAACATTATTTATTCCTTTAAAACCGGGGGCCGGGGGGTCATTTTGGAGGGGTGCCACCCCCGCCGCGCCGCCAAACAAAAATTGGTCCCATGCTCGGTCTGACTGACACCACGTTTTTTCTAATAACAAATTGAGGATAAACGCAAATGAGCGATACTTACCTAGCAGAAGTCGTCCTAAAGCACTGCAAAGGCGTGGACGACCTCGCCGGTTTATTCTTCGAAGCCGCCGACACAGAGCGCCGCTTGCCAAGAGCATATGATTTGAGGGTTAAAGCCAAGTGGCCCGAAGTCGCCAACGACCCCGGCATGGCATACGGCTACACCGACGCCAAGGTAAACCCCGGCCCAGCAACCGCATCAGCAATCCGAAACTACGATTGGGCGCTCCAGCTAACAATGCGCCTTACCGTCGATGACGCAAAGTTAATCTGGGCAGCGGCTCATAGTGCCGTCAAACGGCAGCGAGGACCGTCATGGAGCCGCATAGGGCGAATAATTGGCCTACACCCCCAAACCGTCAAAAGACGCTTTGAGGGTGCCATTTTGAGCCTCTGGTATAATTTGCAGAATAGTGTTGCCAAACGTACGAAAACAGGTTAGAAAAAATTACGCTTTGGGGCATTGACGCGAATTTTTGAGAGGGGGCCGATTCTGTCGGCCTTTTTTTATGCCCAAAAAACCAATTGATATCGTCAACCCTGCACCTGACGATGAAGCGGTAGTACGCACCACTGAGCGCAAACAGAAACGCAAGCGCAAGAAACTAACCAAGGCGCTAATGCAGCGCGTTTGTGATGAGCTTGCGAAAGGCAAAAGTCTGCGCTCCATAACAACCGCAGACCACAAGATGCCGATGTGGACGACCGTTTTGCAGAAGGTGCAACGCGACGAAGATTTTTACGAAATGTATGCGCGCGCACGCGCCATCGGCGCAGAGGTGTTAGCCGATGAGATGCACGACCTTGCAGCAATGCCGTTGCCGGAAGGCATGGACCCAAAGCTAACACATGCAGAGATACAGCGCCGCCGCTTGGAAGTAGACACCAAGAAATGGACGTTCTCAAAAATGCAGCCGCGCGGTGTACGCCATAAGCAAGAGGATGTCGAGGGTGGCGGCTCAATCATTTTGATGTGGGGCAGCGACACGCCGGAAGGCACAACGATTGAGCATGACCCTGCGGATACAGCCAAGCTGGTCGGCAGCAACAAAGTGCATTGATGTATGAGTAAAATTGCACAACAAAAGGTTCTCATACCGTACACGCCGCGACCGTTGCAGAAGGAGTTTCACCAAAACGCAAAGCGTTTTAGCGTAGCCGTTGCACACAGGCGTTTTGGTAAAACGGTTATGGCGCTTAATCATTTACTGCGCGAAATTCTTATGTGCAAGCAACCAAGAGCGCAGGGGGCTTACATCGCCCCGACCTACACGGCAGCTAAACGAATAGCGTGGGCGTACCTCAGAGAATACGCAGCGGTCATCCCAAAGGTTAAGTTTAACGAAGCAGAACTGCGGTGCGACCTACCGGACGACAAGAGAATATATTTACTCGGAGGCGATTCCGCTGACGCCTTGCGCGGACTTTTTTTAGACTCAGTGTGTCTGGACGAATACGCAGACATGAACAGTCGTCTTTATCCAGAGGTCATACGACCGGCCCTGACCGATAGGCTGGGTAAATGTTTGTGGATAGGAACGCCGCGCGGAGACAACCAGTTTAAGGAGATATACGACCACGCTCTACAGCAACAAGAAGATGGCAATAAAGATTGGTACACGATGCTTTTCAAGGCATCGGAAACCGGAATCCTCAAGCAAGAGGAACTGGATTCAGCCAGAGCTATTATGGATGAGTCCCAATACCAGCAGGAGTTTGAGTGCAACTGGTCTGCCGCATTGCGCGGCAGCTACTACGGCGCAGCGCTTGACCTAGCAGAAACCGATGGTCGCATCACTAACGTGCCGCACGATCCTAATCTAAAGGTTTCGGTCAGCTTCGATCTAGGCGTCGCAGACAGCACAGCAATCTGGTTTAGCCAGGAGTATTCAAGGACGGGTGAGATCAGGCTGATCGATTACTACGAGGCCAGCGGCGAGGGGCTGCATCACTACGTCAAAGAATTAAACAACCGACCATATGATTATGATCGGTTTTATTTTCCGCATGACATTATGGTCAGAGAACTTGGTAGTGGTAAGAGCCGGTATGAAATGCTCATGGGTTTGGGTGTGCGGCCTACCGTGGTTCCCAAGCTCACAGTTCAAGACGGCATTGAGGCGGTGCGTGCAACGCTGTCGCGTTGCTGGTTTGATCGCCACAAGTGCGCGCAGGGGTTAAAGTATTTACGGGGATACCATCGCGCTTGGGATGCAAAGCGCAACGATTGGCGAGATCGGCCAAACCATGATCACAGTTCTCATAGCGCTGATTCTTTTCGTTATTTATCGGTAGGTATGCGCGACGCAGATAACGAAGATGTAATGAGCGACGTGGCGCGCACGCAACGTTTACACAACGGCAACCCCGTTATCCAAAACGACTATGCCGACAGTTTTAGTTGAGGATGCAGATTACGCATCAGCGGTTTATGTCGCCAGACGTATGCGTGCGTCGGACGCTGAAGAGATTGGGCCGTTAATCAAATCTGCTGAAGACTTAGCGTTGCGCGCATCAATGTCGAGTTATGCAAAGATTGCATCCGTAGACGGTAAGCCGGTCAGTGTGTTTGGCGCATCAGAGACGGCGCTGACATGCTGGCAAGTGTTCATGTTTGCCACTGATGATTGGTCGCTTGTTAGCGGCACGGTGACAAAACATATCAAGAGAACAATGTCGCGTTATCTGTATGACATGGGGGCCAATCGGCTAGAGTGCCGCGCCCTCGATACGCATACGGACGCGCACGCATGGCTCAAGTTTTTAGGAGCCAAAAAGGAATCGGAGATTGAGGAGTATGGTGCAAACGCGCGCACCTACTTCATGTTCCGTTGGTTAAGAAGTGAGTATCAGGAGATTTAATATGTGTGGTCCTACGCAACCCAGCAATGATCGGCCCCCACCACCGCCGCCGCCTATCTCAGTTCCGGCGCGCGATGATCCAGCCGTTAGTCAGGCAAATCGTGATTCAAGGCGTCGGCGTCAACTTGCCGCCGGTAGGCAGTCCACTTTAATGACGGGCGGTCAAGGCGTTACTGAAGACGCGAACACTGGTTCTAAATCCTTGCTGGGTGCGTAGGAGATAGCCATGCCCAAAGGTAAAGGCACTTACGGTAGCAAGAAGGGTCGTCCACCCAAAAAGAAGCCGATAACCAAAAAGAAGAAAGCAAAGAAATAGCTCTTATGTGTACACCACAACTCTACGATACCGCGCAGCCAAAGGTGCCCGAAGCAAGTAGCGGCTCAAGGTTGGCTAAAGCACAACGCCAAGCGCAATCAACTGTCGGCGGTGGCACATACCAAGGCAGAACAATTATGCAGGGTGTGCCGCGCAATACTGACGCACAAGCCATCCAACGCACAACAATGCTAGGTGTTTAATGGACTACAAAGATACTGACGCAATCTTTAAACGCTATGAGCGATTAAAGAGTATGCGCGGAACTTGGGAATCGCACTGGGAAGAAATCGCAGAGCGAGTCCTGCCACGCAGCAGCGAATTTAACGGCGACAAAACTCCAGGCGATAAACGTACAGAAAAAATTTATGATGCAACGAGCGCACTGGCACTTGAGCGCTTCGCTGCTGCCGTGGAGTCTTTGCTAACACCGCGCGGTGCCAAGTGGCACACACTGCGCGCCAGTGACCCCGGCCTTAACCAAGTGCCAGAAGTAGGCGAATACTTTGATCAGGTGGAGCGCGTTATGTTCCACTATCGATATGCGCCGCGCAGTAACTTTGCTTCGCAGATGCATGAGACATACCTAAGTCTTGGAGCGTTTGGCACTGGCGCTTTGTATGTTGATGAGAAGTTAGACGCTGGCTTCCGCTATCGCTCAGTGCATCTGTCCGACATATTCATTGCTGAAAACGAACACGGCATTGTCGATACCGTATTCCGGCGCATGAACATGACTGCGCGCCAAGTTGCAATGAAGTTTCCTGATGGCAATCTTAGCGACAAAATGCTGGAAATGGCGAACGACAAACCCGATGAAAAAGTGGAACTGTTGCATGTCGTCGGCCCACGCACTGACAGGGACAATACACAACGCGACCGCGTCAACATGCAGTTTGGTAGCGGGTACTATGAGTGCAAAACAAAAAAATTAATTGAGGAAGGGGGTTTCGAGGAGAACCCGTACATAATCAGCAGGTATGTTACGACCGCGCGCGAGACGTATGGGCGTAGCCCCGCGATGATAGTATTGCCTGATATCAAGATGTTACAGGCGATGTCGCGTGTCGTTATCCGCGCTGGCGAGAAGGTGGTGGACCCGCCACTGCTGATTGCCGACGACGGCGTTATACTGCCAGTAAATACGCGCCCCGGCGGCGCAACGTTTGCCAGACTTGATGGTCGCCAACAAGCGCCTATCCAGCCATTGAATACAGGTGGCCGTCCAGACATTGGCGAAGAAATGATGGAGAGCCGCCGCCGCACAATTAACGATGCGTTCTTGGTGACATTGTTCCAGATCCTTGTTGATAGTCCAAGAATGACGGCAACCGAAGTGTTGCAACGCGCACAAGAAAAAGGTGCGTTGTTAGCGCCTACGGTTGGGCGGCAACAAAGTGAAACAATTGGGCCACTTATTGAGCGCGAGTTTAGCATCCTTGGTCGCCAAGGTGTGTTGCCACCGCCGCCCGACGTACTGCTGGGTCAAGAGTATGAGGTTGAATATGTATCGCCTCTAAGCCGTGCCATGAAGTCGGAAGAGGGTGTCGGCATATTACGCACGCTAGAAATGGTGCAGCCAATTGCAGCGGTTGATCCTAGCGTCATGGACAACTTTAACTTTGATGAAATTACGCGCGTTCTTGCTGATGTTAATGGCGTGCCCCAACGCATCCTCAAAGATGAGGAGAGCATAGCTAATGCGCGTAACCAACGAGCGCAACAACAACAGATGCAGCAAGCACTAGAGGCTGCACCACAGGCGGCAGACGCTGCGCTGAAGGTGAGCCAGATTAGTCAGGCTGCACAACGGTGACGAGTCAAAAGCAGTTAGTAGAGAGCTACCGTCACGTTTTTATGACAGTGCCGGAAGGTCAAATAGTTTTGCGCGACATGATGAAAGCCAGTGGTTTGTTTCAAGTCACAGGCGTGAGGTCGCCCGAAGAGGTTCATCATCTGGAAGGAACGCGCGACATGGTTCGTCGCATTATTTCGTTTCTGGGTCTGGATGACGAGCAAGTAATGAAAATTGGAATAGGAGTTATTGATGAGTGAACTAGGGTCCGCTGAAGCGGGGAACCCAGAGGCTGCAAGCGCAGAATCTGTGGTTGCAGTTGAAACAACACCAGCAATTGAAACAACGGAATTAACGCAGTCAGATTGGGTAAGCGCAGACTATAAAGAAGTAGTCGATGCCAAGGGCTGGCAGAGCGCAGATGACGTTCTGAAAAGCTACGTCAATTTAGAAAAAGCGATGGGCAAGGAGCGTCTAGCGCTACCAGAGGCCGACCAAGACATTGGCGAGTGGGATGGGTGGAATAAATTAGGTACTCCCGAAACCGCCGATGGTTATGAATTAAAAGTACCGGAAGGTATGGAGAATTATTCCCAAGACCTGAGTGATTGGTTTCGCCAAAGCGCGCATGATGCAAAGTTGCCAGCGCACATGGCGCAGAAGTTACATGATGGTTTTGTGCAGCGTGCGCTAGACCAACATCAATCGCAAGCGCTTGACAGTCAGCGACAGGTTGAGGATTGGACGACAGAAGTCAAAAAGGAATACGGCACCGCATACGATGACAAAATTGCTGTAGCCAAGCGCGCAGTGCGCGCATTTGGAAGCGACAATCTGCTTAATATTTTAGACACAACCGGCTTGGGCAATCACCCCGAGATGATCCGCACCTTTGTTAAGATTGGTGCGGAGCTATCGAGTGGCGCGCAGTTTAAAGAAGCCGAAAGCAGCGGTAAGTTTGGCATGACGCCACAGGATGCCAAAGAGGCTATCGCTGAAATTAGAAACAATCCGGGTCTAATGGATACTCGACACCCGGAACACAAGGTTCTGAACGACCGCCTGACACAGCTTTATGAGGTGGCGTTTCCAGACAACGTTTAAACGGACAAGGTGTAAGCCCCCGTTGACTGCTGGAAAGACAGCAAAGGTGACGACCTCAAACGTAGGTGTGCCGGGTTGCCCGACAACGCACTGTAAACCTTAACCCAAACGAAGGAGACTGCAAAATGAGTGTGCAGATCACAACCGCGTTTGTGGAACAGTATCGTGGTAATGTCGAACATCTCGTTCAACAAAAAGGTTCACGCCTTCGGGACTCTGTCAGAAATGAGACAGTGACCGGCAAGAACGGTTTTTTCGAACAACTCGGTGAAGTTTCCGCACAAAAACGCACGTCGCGTCACAGCGACACACCAAGAGTAGATACCCCCAGCGCGAGGCGTCGTGTCAGCCTAGTTGACTATGACGTTGCTGACCTCATTGACAAGGAAGATGAGGTTCGCACGTTGGTTTCACTAACGGGTCCGTATGCTGAATCACAAGCTATGGCTCTCGGTCGCGCTATGGACGATGAAATCATAGCGGCTGCGGATAGTGCGGCTTTCACGGGCGTCGATGGTTCAACGTCAACTGCGTTTGATACGAACAACGTTGTTGACGTTCAAGTTGGCGGCAGTTCATCTGATGTTGGCCTTAACGTAGCTAAGTTAAGGGCGGCCTCTGAAATACTGAATGCCTCTGACATTGATCCAGAAATCGAGCGGTATTGTATTGTTAATGCTAAACAGTTGAAAAACTTGTTAGCTGAAACAGCAGTCACAAGTTCAGATTTCAATACCGTCAAAGCGTTAATACACTAGCGCCCACGCATGGCAACATGCGTGTAAACACTCTGTGAATTGCTGGGAAACCCTAACGTAAAGTCGAGGGCAATCAGCAGCCAAGCCCCATTTGGGGAAGGTTCAACGACCATCCTTTTAGGAGTACACCGCAAGCGCGGTGGAAGCGCAGAGCATCTCATTGAGATGAAGATATGGTCTGATCTTACGGGCATAACCGTAAGCTGCCGAAAGGCGGGACAAACAGTAGCTCGTTTGTTCGAACATTATGTAGTGCAAGGTGAGCTTGATACCTTTTTAGGTTTCAACTTTATCCGCACGCAGCGTATTGGAGTTGACTCTAACAGCGACGACAAAGTGCTTTTCTACGCGAAAAGTGGCTTGCTGTTAGCTTCTGGTGCTGAAGCGCAAGTGCGGATCAGTGAACGGGATGACAAAAATTATGCGACGCAAGTCTTCGCGTCCATGACCATCGGTGCAACGAGAATGCAAGAAAAACTCGTTGGTTACATCGAATGTGATCCAAGTTAGGAGGGCTGAATAATGGGTACAAAAAATTCGACTCTCATTGCTAACTATGAGGCAACCCCTCAAGTGGCAAATGACGTATCCTTGCTAGATGGCGTAATGCGTGTAGCACAGGGTACTATCGCTCTAGCGGCAGGTGACACCAATGACAATGACATTGTGCAACTTGCCGTATTGCCTTCAAATGCGACTGTCCCACATATCTTTATTGGCACAGACACGTTTGGCGGGTCATGCACAATTAACGTAGGTCTTTATCAGACGACGGGTGTTGTCGTGGATGAGGACTTGTTTGCTAGTGCCGTTGCTGACGCAGCGGCTTTGGCAGATGTGCGCCATGAAGCAGCAGACATCAACACTTGCGGCAAAAAGCTGTGGGAGTTGGCGGGTGCTAGTTCTGACCCAGGTGGGTACTACTACATAGCAGCAACGATGCAAGCTGAAGGTGGTACTGGCGGTGATATGAGTTTCATCATTCATTGGGTAACTACCTAAACATTTAGAGCGGGGCGACTTCGGTCGCCCCCTCTTTTTAGGAAGACAAAATGGCAACGAATACATTCGTTTCTATCAGTAACCGTGCGCTTACATTTCTTGGCGCGCAAGCAATTACGTCGCTTGATGACGACACTAAAGAGGCGCGTGCGTGTAAACGCATGTTTGAGCAATCGCGCAATCAGGTGTTGCGCGGCCACCCCTGGAACTTTGCCATGAGGCGTGTGGAGTTAGCTGCTGACACAACATCTCCTGTGTGGGGCAAAACCAACGCTTTTTCTTGGCCAGCAGATTGTTTATCAATTGTTGAGGTGGACACTGATGAAGAGTGGGTTGTTGAAGGCCGCAAGATCGTCAGCAACGCTGCCGCACCGCTCAATATAATATATGTGTATGAGGTCACAGACCCCACCGAGTTTGATTCTCTTTTTGCAGAAGCATACGCCTACAGGCTGGCAAGTGACATTGCTTATGAAGTGACTGCTAGTCAGACCGTTCTTAACAGCATGGAAACCTTGTACCAGCGTAAGTTGGCAGAGGCGCGGTTGGTCGATGCACAAGAAGCGCTGCCAGCGACGGAAGAAAGTTTCTTGAGCAGCAGGGTCTAATGTCTCGCGTCACTACAATACAGACTAACTTTACCGCTGGCGTTTTCTCGCCGCGCTTGTTTGGCCGCATTGATGTGGCAAAGTACAAGAACGCGGCGGAGACGCTGACAAACTGCGTGGTGCAGCCGCATGGTGGCGTGTACAGGCGACCGGGTACAAAGTTTATTAATGAGGTTCGCACAAGCGCAGATAAGTCACGGTTGTTGCCGTTTGAATTTAACGCCGAGCAAAGTTATTGCATTGAGGTTGGTGATGAATACATGCGGTTTTATACCGACCAAGGCGCAATCTTAAACGCTAACAAAAACATTACAGCAATCACAAAAGCTAACCCTGCTGTTGTCACCAGTAGCTCACATGGGTTTAGTGACGGCGATTGGGTGTTTATTCAAAACGTCGGCGGTATGACCGAAGTTAATGGTAAGTATTTTAAGGTTGCTGGAAAAACAACTAACACGTTCCAGTTAAACACTGTGGATGGTGTAGCTATCGACAGTAGCGGCCACACCACCTACACAAGCGGCGGCACTGCTGCCAGTGTTGTGCAAATCGCTAGTCCGTTTGATAAGGATGATCTTTTTGAAATCCAGTTCGCGCAAACGGCAGATGTTTTATTTTTAGTCCACAAAAACTATCCACCAAAGAAAGTAACAAGAACAAGTAACACTGATTGGACAGTGGCAGATGTAACGTTTATTGACGGCCCTTATCTGCCAGAGAATGTCACCACAACAACGTTTGATCCAAGCGGAACTACCGGCAGTATAACTATTACAGCGTCTGCGTTGACAGGCGTTAATGGCGGCACAGGTTTTACGAGTACCGACATTGGTCGTTTGATCCGCATCGGCTATCAAGCCTCGGAATGGGCGGCAAGCACAGCTTATGCTGTTGGTGCTGTGGTTCGAAATAGTGGCAATGTCTATGAAGCAATACAAGCTGGAACGTCAGCGGGTAGCGGTGGTCCGACCAACGAAGGCGACAATATTGTTGATGGCACAGTAACGTGGAAATTCGTTGATGACGGTGGCATTGCATACGGCAACGCCACAATAACCGGCATAACAAGTACGACCATTGTTGCCGCTACTGTTAATCGGACCTTTGCGAGTCACGCAGCAGACACGCACTGGTCGCTAGGCGCTTACAGTGGCACGACGGGTTATCCCCGCGCGGTAGCGTTTTTTGAACAACGTTTATTTTTTGCTGGCAGCAAGGAACAGCCGCAAACAATTTGGGGCAGCAAAAGCGGTGACTTTGAAACGCATACGCCCAGCGCTCTAGCCGATGGCGCAATCAACGTCACGATTGCCACAGATCAGGTCAACGCAATACGGTGGTTAAGTCCTGGTACTGTTGTTGCCGTTGGCACTGCTGGCGGCGAGTTCACGCTGTCATCGTCCAGCGATCAAGAAGCAATAACGCCAACTAATATACGAGTTGTTAGGCAAGGCACGCGCGGCAGTTTTCCAACGCGACCAATCCGCATAGACAACCGTGTAATGTTTATCCAGCACCACCGCCGCAAGTTGCGTGAAATGGTGTTTGAAATTTCCACTGATAGCTTTGTATCGCCAGACCTAACAATCCTTGCGGAGAATATAAGCGGCGCTGGTTTCGTTGAGATGGCATATCAGCAAGAACCAGATAGCGTCGTCTGGCTGGTCAGAGACGACGGTGCGCTGATCGGTTTAACTTTTCAAAAAGATCAGGAGGTTATCGGATGGCACCTACACCAAATCGGTGGAACCGGGGCCGTGGTCGAGAGCGTTACCTCGATTTCGGGCAATGGCTACGACGAAGTATGGATGATCGTGAAGCGAACGATCAACAGCGTTACACGCCGATATGTCGAGGTGCTGCAAAGCAAGTTCGATACATCGCGCGGTGATACCAAGACCAATGCGTTTTTTGTTGATAGCGGTTTGAGTTATAGCGGTGTAGCGACAGCCACATTAACTGGTTTAGATCATCTGGAAGGTCAGAGCGTTAGCATCGTTGGGAATGGCGATGTTTACACAAGCCAGACTGTAACAAACGGTCAGGTTACTGGTTTGTCGCCAACTGTCACAACGGCTGTCGTTGGCCTTCAGTATAACACAGAGGTTAGCACGTTGAGGCCAGAAGCTGGCGGCGATGATGGCACGGCGCAAGGTCGTGCCAAGCGAGTGTTTGAGACGACGTTTAGATTTCTTGACACGCTGGGCGCAGAGTTTGGACCCAAAGACGGTTCACTTGACCGCGTTCTTTTTCGCAGCGGCAGCGATCCAATGGATTCTTCACCGCCTTTATTTACAGGTGACAAGACCGTGCAAATGCACGGCTCCTGGGAAGAGGGTGGACAGGTAACGGTAAAACAAACACAGCCACTGCCGTTTGAATTAACCGCAGTTATAAATCGAATTATTACTCACTCAGGATAACTCATGTGTGATCCAGCATCAGCAATCGCGGTGACGACCGCTGCAATCAAAGCTTATGGCAGTATATCGGAAGGCCGCGCACAAGCGGCTGCGTTAAACCGCCAAGCGGCAACGCAAGAAGCCAACGCTGGTATAGCTAGAAGTAATGCTCAAACGGCTGTTGAAGCCGCGCAAGCTGAAGCTGATCGTGTAAACCGGGCGCGCAAAATTCAAATGTCACAGGCCACTGCTGGCTATGGCAAGAGTGGCGTGCAGATAAATGACGGTACGCCTATTGAAGTTCTTGGAGACACGGCTGCGGAGTTTGAGTTGGAACGTTTATTCCAAGTGCATAAAGGCAAAGTCATAGAAAAAGATCAAAACTACCGCGCTAGTTTAATGACGTGGCACGCTGGTAATTTGCGATCTTCGGCAAATGCAGCGCAATCAGCCGGAATGACAAAAGCAATATTGACTGTGGGCAGTAGCTTGTTATCGGCTGGCATTGGTCAAATGGGTTCTGATCCTACTCTTGCGTTTGGCGCTTCGCAAAGTCAACTAGCTGGACAGGGTTATGACGTTTCAACCTTTGGCGGCTTTAACCCATTAGGTGCCGCAGGGCCAAGCGCAACAGCAACTCAGTACAACACAATGGCTTTGGGCAACATGGGGTACGAATAAATGGCGCGCATACCTCTATACACTGGGCGCGGTGTCGCGCCGTCAACGCAACTTAGCGCCGGTCCAAGCGTCAACTATTCAAAAATTAAAACGTTTGACGCAAAAACGTTTTCGGCTGTCGGTAGTGAAATTGAGAATCTTTTCAATGAGTTTAACGATAAGCGCGTAAAAACACAGGTTGCTAATGCTGATGCAGAAGCAATGTTTGGTCTGACACAATTGCAAGAAAGTATGAAGGAGGTAGACCCGTCGCAAGCTGACGCGGCGTATCAGCAAGGCGCGCAAGAGATTTACCAAAATCTCACACAAAATATGGACGATGCGGCCATATCAAAGTTCCATACTCGGTGGGTCAAGCTGCAAGCTATTGGACGAGTAAATACTTTTAATAACGGCATACAGCGCGGCAAAACATTGATGGTAGCCGATGACCTTTCGGCCTATGAAAAACGTGTTGACTCATTAGTTCTTGGCAGCGCTCAAGTTAATTATCAAATGGCGATTGACGCAAATAATGAGTCTTTAAACGCTTTAATAGATGCGCGCGCAATAACGCCAGAAGAAGGCGAAAAATTAAAAGCGCAGCGCACAGACAGCATACGGCAGACAGAGGTTTTAAATCGCTTAAATGCTGACTTAACAAAAAATCCAAAAGCGCTTGAGCAACTAAAGTCTGACCTTAATAACCCAAAATCTTTTGAGGGTTTAGATAGTGATACCCGTGCGCGGTTATTAAGGAGTACTCAAAATCAAATAGAGTCCCATGAAAGAGAACAAAAAAGTTTAGCTGTAGCTAAAAGCAACGAAGCAAAAAAAAATGTTGCAGATGAATTAGACATAAGGTCAGCGACTAATCCAAACGAATCGGCAAAGTATGCAAATCGTAAATATATAGAAGCAAATGTTGTTAAAGAGGAACAAGCAAATCTTATTGATCAAGTAAACGATCAAGAAAAATTTCGTACAACATCTTTACCTATAATTAGTTTTGGTAGTTTGTCAGATATAGCCAGTGAACGAAAAAGACTAATACAAGATGCTAACAATCGAAATTTGTCGTTAGCGCTACAAAAGCAGAACATTAAACAATTACAGCTTTTTGAAAAACGAGTGAGTGGCGCTAACGGTGAACTAAATCAGCGACAAAAAAACTCAGGCAGCGTTGTGCTGCGTACTGAATTTATACAACAATTGTATGGGGATTTTAAAACAAGTCTTTTACAGGGCAACGCTGCGGGAGCACAAGAACGCTGGAGTGCTTATAAATCTGCGGCAGACGTTAGGTTTAATGAGCTAGGTATTCTTCCTGGCGACCGTAAGTATCTTTCTGTAGCTGAAGCAGAGCAAATGGCAACGCAAATAACTGGCGGCGGCGCGGAGAATGCCGCAATTCAAATAGGGAGCATTTATGATGCTTTAGGTCGTGTTGATGGTGGCAAACTTGTAAGTGAGATATTTACGAATAAAAGTGTAAGTAGAGATATGCAAGCAATCGGCGCAATTGCAAATCATAAGGAGCGACGGGCTGTAGCAGAGTTTGTAGCCAAAGGCGGTATAGAGAGCGTTATTGCTGAACAAGCGAAACGTAAGCAACTTAAAGACGAGACATTAGGGCAATTTGGCACAAAATTTCCGAATATGGGGGTGCGCTCTAATATAAGTGTAGGGCCACTGCGCGATGCAGTTGAATTAGTGGCTGCGCGCAATATTGCTAATGGTATGCCGGTTGGGCAAGCGGTCACAGAGGCGATTAAAACTGTTGCGCCGTACCAAGTGGTAAATAACAAAAACTTGAAAGGCGTTGTTCACGCACCCGGCAATGAGAACGTAGTAAAGCCGCGACAGTTTGAGCGCGGTCTGGTGTTGTGGTTACAAAATCAAAAGGACTTAGTCTTCGATAAAACCGTCACTGGAAGCATACCGCCAGGAATAAAAGATACAGACCGGCAAGAATTAGCGCGTCAATCTTTGGTAAATACAGGTGTCTGGAGATTAAGCGGCGATGGTAGGTCAGCCGTTCTAACAGACAGTACGGGCGAAGAAGCTGTTCTGGATGCGAATGGTAAAGAGATACGGGTTTCGTATGACGAAGCAATTAGTGTTTTTGAAAAATCAGTTGAACAGCCAGCCGGGGTAGTAAGAGAAGGCGGCTATGGTGTGGTTAGTGCGCGCACTCCCCTTACTCCCCGTGTTCAGACGCTATTTGATGAGCCTGAATAATGGCCTATTTATTTGAACCAGAGGTGTATGATCCCAGACGTTCCGGCATTCCTATATCTCTAGCGTTTGACACTAAGTCTGGTTCACGCGCAGTTGCTGAAGATGTCTTTGCAACTAACCCACTATCGTCTGCATTTGGATCAGCAGAAATAAATGCTGCGCGCGGCCTTCGCGACGCGCCTTTGTCGCATTTGTTTGCAGATTTTGAAAAAATACTTGAGGCAGATGGTAGCGGTGAATTTAGAGGTAAAACGTTTTTATCTCTTGATGAGCAACAGGAAATTTTTAAGGACAATGACCTTACTCAACATTTAACGCCTCAAATTGGTGAGACTGAAGACAGTCTTAATATAATTATGGAAGCCAAGCGCGAAGAAATTACGCGCAAATTTATTGCAGCAAACAGCGGTATTGGCATTGGCGCTCAAATCACTGTTGGTTTAGTCGCTTCTGTATTTGATCCTATAAACTTAGGCTCTGCATTTATTCCTGTTGTCGGCGCTGCGAGATACGCAAAATTGCTTGGCAATCAAGCATCTAAGTTTGGGCGCGCATCGGTGCGTGCGCGGGTAGGAGCAACAGAGGGCGCGGTTGGCGCTTTAGCGGTTGAACCCGCTGTTTATCTTGCCCTCGAAAATGTGCAAGCCGATTATGATATATACGACAGTTTTGCTAACCTTGCTTTCGGCGCTGGTATGGGTGGTGGTTTGCGCGCTGGCGGTGGCTTTATTGGAGATATTTTAAGCAATCCAAAAGCAAAGCCATTAGAGCGTCAGATGGCTGAATTGACGCTAGAAGCTGGCGTCGATGCACACGCAACTACATTGAGCGTTGCTGCTGGTCAATTATACGCAGGGCGAAAAATAACTGGCGCTGATCTTATGTTTCGAACGGCGCTTGAAAACTCTACTACGTTTGGTCGCGTCCTTGAAAGTTCGACGGCTGTTGGGCGTGCGCTTGATTTGCCATCACCAATTCGTATGGACGATAGCCAACCGTTGATTGCGCGCGGTGACTATATTCTAGAAACCGGCGCAGATGGCTTAACGCAAAAGTTACCTGCAATTAAAGTAAAACAGGATGACGTAGCAGACGTTGATAGAATAGTTAAAGAACTAGCTGAAGGCGGCGTTGGAACTCGCGTAACGCAGGAGGAAGACGGCACGACAACTGTAGACGCTTTGTTGCCAGACAACTTTTTAGCTAGAGACGCCGATGGACAACATTTAACCTTCCGCACAAAAAAAGATGCAGCAGAAAAAGCAAAGCGTTTAAACGAAGAGCGGCGCACAGAAAATGCCCAACCAATTAAAATTGGTGAGGTTTATTATGTTGCAAATAGCAACAATCCTTTTGCTTTGGATATTTTGAAGAAATCGCCTGACAAAGCTGTTGTTCCAGAATATTTGCCACCAGCGCTCGGTCGCTTGTCTATTGGCGCTGATGGATCACCGCATTGGTCACCCAATCAAGACTACACAGCGTCATTAATAAAAGAAGCGAATTCTCCAGAGGGAGAATTGTTCTACGCTATGGAGCAAGAGTTACGGCAGAAAATAGACGAGTTAGATGTGCCTGATGTTGATGTTTACTCTGAGGCAGTAGAGGCGCAAGTGACAGAAGTGCGCGCAGAAATAGAGCGAACTGGATCAGCGGCAGATGTTGCCAAATTTGATAAAGAACAGGCACAGGCACAAAAAGAAATTGACGATTTAAATGAGCAAGAATCTGCGTTTAAAGATGCGTTTAAATGTGCAGTTGATGGTGTCATTCAATGACAAAAAAAACAGACCCCTGCGTTGCGCGAATACAAGCGTTAAGCAAAACGCTTAGTAAAAGACGCGCCAAGGAGTTTCTTCAATATGCAAAAGAAACTGTAGAAGGCGCACGGCGCAGCGGCGATGTTGTTGATGAACAAGCAGTTGTTGATGAGGCGGCGCAGAAGTTTTTTAAAAATATGTTAAAGGCAGCAGAAAACGAAAAATGGCACGCTGCTTTAAACTATCGTGTGCGCGCTAGTTTTCTTGCAGCATTAGAGGGCAAGACGGCGCAAGAACAGGTAGACCTTATAAAGCATATTGCTATTCCTAAAGATGGCCGCAGCGATTTTAAGGGCGGCATAGAAACAACCGGAGTAGCGTTTCACCATTTGGCACAAGTGCAGTTTGCAAAAGCGGTAGAGGACCGAGGTGTAAATAGAAACGATGTAATGCGTTATCTACGCAAAAGCAGTAACTCATTAGACATTCTTCGCGCATCGTATGACACAGCCAAAAAAATTGCAGACATTCCACCAATGGCACGCGCAATTGCAGAGGCGATGGAAGAGACTGCTGACTTTATGCGGCGACAGGCTAATAGGTACGGCGCGGATATTGCCAAGGTGCCGGGATATCTGTTCCGTCAATCCCATGATGGCTTTAAAGTCAAACAGGCGGGGCGCGAACAATGGGCAAACTTCATTGTTGATCTGCTTGACGATCAACGAACCTTTGGCGGCAAATTAACCCGCGAAGAAAAAATAGAACGCCTTAAAAGTTCTTGGGAGACAATTGTAAGTGGTAACAAGCGCGCTGAATTAGTCAAAGATTTGTCAGAGACTCCAGGCTTTAAGGGTCCAGCAAACATGGCTAAAGAATTGTCGCATTCTCGCCACCTACATTTTAAAGACGGCGAGTCAACATGGTCATACATGCAAGCGTATGGCTATCCCGATGTTGGCACATCGTTTACTGGTGGTTTGGAAATGATGTCGCGCAACATAGCGGCGATGAGGCATTTAGGCCCAAACCCAAAAAATATGTTGCTTGATCTTGCCAAGACAGTAGACCAACGAATTAGGTCAGACGATACGGTTATTGGCACTGTAGATACTAACCGCATAGCGCTAGAGTTTGATGAAGTAATGGGCACCAACTCAATTATGCCTACAGAAAACTTTGGTGGCAAAATGGCACGCGGTGCCAACTGGCTGCGGAACGTCAGTAGCGCTGCTGTATTGGGCGGCGTGTCAATTACATCATTGAGTGATATTGCTACGTCGGTTGCGCGGCTGGGTGAATTTGGCGTACCGCTTGGTGAAGCTCACCGTGCAATGTTAGGCGGCATGTTTGAAGGGCGGCGGTCTGGCGAAATACGAGACATAGCAGACAGTTTAGGTGTTGGTCTTGAGTATTTGTTTGATAGTGTTGGTGGGCGGTTTATGGGTGATGGCGCTGGCAACGGGCAGGGCGCGCATCTGGTTAGTCAGGTATTTAGAATTACAGGCATGAATTGGCTTTCTGACACGCTAAAAGCGTCAGCGGGTCTAACTATGTCTAACTACCTAGCGCGGGTTACGGCCAAGTCGTTTGATGATTTAACACCAGCGGCGCGGCAAGAGCTTAATGGTTATGGGATCACCGCCGACGACTGGCCTCGCTTAAAAGAGTCGGTGCGAGAAGTAAATGGCAAACAATATATAGATGCAAATAACATAGCCAACGAAGATACACGGTTTGCGTTTCAAAACTTTATTGCTGGTTTTGTAAACAGTGCAGTGTTGACGCCGGGAGCAAAGGCGCGACTGACACAAAGGCAAGGAGCAACGCGGGGAACAGCCGTTTCAGAAATGGCGATGTTTTTCTTTCACCTTAAATCCTACGCAATAACGTATGCACGGGAAATTTTATCGCGGTCAATAATGGGGGCTGGCAAACCAAGCGAGAAGTTTGTTTACGGCGCTCATTTAATTTCTTCAATGATTGTCTACGGCACTCTTGTAAATATGCTTAAAGACTTTTCAAAAGGGCGGGAGCCACAAGAACTAAATGGTGCGTCAATATTTAGAGGCTTAATGACCAGTGGCGGGTTGGGCTTCTACGGCGATCTTCTTAACGCTTTTGTTTTCGAGGAAAAGAAGTTTGGTCGTGGCCCCCTTACCGAAATTATGGGTCCGGTGTACGGAACCTTTGATAAGTTAATCATGTCGCCGCTCAACAACGCTGCACACGGTGAATTTGATAAAATACCGGGCAGTGTTTATCGCGGCGCAAAATCAATGTTGCCATTTGGCAATCTTTTTTATGGGCGTCTAGCGCTTGACTATTTTATTTTTTGGGAAATGAACGAGGCGCTTAGACCCGGTTGGGCGGCGCGTTTCGAAGAGCGAGTGCGTGAAGAGCGTGGGCAAGACTTCTTGCCACAAGTAAGGCCGAGTGTGGCGGTTCCCGGCGGCTTATTAAACTAAGAGGAAATCATGGCAGTTAGCACAACGACAACCTCCGTGGCATACACGGGGAACGGATCAACTACGTCTTTTGCAGTTACGTTTCCTTTTCAAGGAACTGGAGCCAACGCTGAACTACAGGTGGTTGAGCGCGTTATAGCAACAGGTGCAGAAACAGTAAAAACCTACACCACGCACTACACCGTGACTGGCGGCAGCGGCTCTACCGGAACGGTAGTGGCAGCATCGGCACCAGCGAGTACAGTTCAGTGGCATATACGGCGCACGACCACGCGCACGCAAACGGTGGACTACACGCCAAACGATCCGTTCCCCGCCGATACGCATGAGTTAGCGCTTGACCGCTTGGCTATGGGTAATCAGGAAATACAAGAAGAACTTAATCGCTCGTTTAAAGTTGCGCTAACCGATAGTGCTATTGGCACCGTGCCAAACAGTGTGGACCGCGCTAATAACATTCTGGCTTTCGATAGTGACGGCAATCCAAAAGTAATCACAACGACAAGTCTTGCAACGGTTGCTGCAAGTCTGCAACGCACGGTGGATGTATTTAGCGGCAACGCATCGACCACAGCATTTACTTTATCGGTTGATCCGGGCCGGGAAGAAAATTGTCAGGTATTTTTTGATGGTGTGCATCAAGCGCACTCCACATACAGCGTATCAGGTACTACGCTTACCTTTTCTACCGCACCGCCCAGCGGCACTAACAATATCGAATGTGTGCATGGTGCGGCGTTGGCAGAGGCTGGCCCAACGGGTGCAACCGGAGCCACCGGATCAGCGGGAGCGCAAGGAATACAAGGTCCGCGAGGCCAAGGCGGTGTGGAGTATAATTTTGAAAGCACAACAACTGACGCTGATCAGGGCGTTGGAAAAGTGTTTTTAAACAACTCTACTGTTTCGAGCGCTACGGTATTATTTTTAGATGACGTGGACGCCAACAGCGTAAATCTGAATAGCTACATCGACACCTGGGATGACAGCACAACTACAGGTTTGCGCGGCACTATTCATTTGGTTGAAATTGCAAACCCAACGAATTACGCCATCTTTAATGTCACTGGTGCGGTAACTAGCGCATCGACTTACTCAAAAGTTGCGGTAACGCACGTTGCCTCTGGTGGCTCTTTTACAGACGGCAATGCCATGTCGGTGCTGTTCACTCGTACCGGTAATGCCGGTTCTGGACTAGCAAACATTGTGGAGGATAGTAGTCCTCAACTTGGCGGCGACTTGTCGTTAAACGGAAACAACATAGACTTTCCGACTACAGCTAATATTTCGGATTGCCTGGACGAAGACGATATGTCCAGCAACAGCGCAACTAAGCTGGCAACACAGCAATCCATCAAAAGTTACGCTGATCTCAAAGCGGTAAAAGGCGCAAACTCCGACATCACCAGCCTTTCAGGGTTGACCACTGCATTGTCGGTAGCGCAAGGCGGGACCGGGGCAACAAGTTTGACAGACGGCGGGGTACTGTTGGGCAGCGGCACTGGCGCGGTCACGGCTATGACGGCGTTGGGCGATGGCGCGATTGTTGTCGGTGATGGTTCAACTGATCCGGTTGCTTTGACTGCGTTTAGCAGTTCAACCGGTAATTTGCTTAGTGCCAAAGGCGGCACAATCGGCAAGCAGACAATTTGGGTTCCGGCAGCAGCTATGAGGCCAGAAAGCTCAAACGGTTGTAGTGCGATGACGGATCACGTTACGACCAGCGGCAGACCGGACATCATGGGTCTATTATTTGACGGTGCCAGCGATGAACATGCACAATTTAGTGTAGCGTTCCCAAAGGGCTGGAACGAGGGCACGGTTACTTTTCGAGCTTTCAGCGCGGTAACTGACGCCGCTGCAACAGACGGTTCGGACACCGTATCCTGGGGCTTGCAAGGGTTGTCGGTGGCGGATGATGCTTCTATCGACCAAGCCTATGGCACCGCCGTTGTTGTGACGGAAGCCACAAGCGGCACCGTCGAAGACATTGCTGTAAGCGCGGAAAGCGGGGCAGTCACAATAGCGTCGGTTGCCGCCGACACGCTGACATTTTTCCGAGTGTTCAGAGATGTAAGTGCAGACAATATGACCGAAGACGCAGTGCTTCTGGGCATACAAATTTTCTACACGATCAACGCTGGAGAGGACACCTGATGACCGAATGGGTAAAAATTGATAGAGCTACCGGTGACGTTTTAAAGCGTCGAACTGAGGACAAGTTAGAGCGCGTTTTCAACAAGCCGGTTGTTTGGATCAAGCTGGAGAAAAAAGACGCGCCAGATTTTGACGCTAACACACACAAGCTAAACGCAACAGTTACTCAGCCCGATTTGTCGGATTTGTCGGTGGCCGTCTCGCCGTCTGCAAAGCGGGTTGAAGGCTACGAAGCTGTGGCTTTAAGCAATAAGGAAGTCATTGAACGTAAGGATTCGGCGTATGCGCCGCCAATTACCGTAACTTTTAAATTGGCCTTGGATCAAGAAAACCGCATCCGTGCATTGGAGAGTAAAGACGCGCTTGATGTGGCTGGGTTTCAAAAAATGTTGCGGGATAATTTTTAATGCTGCAATCTAATCAGCTAATCGGTTTTGGCGCTGGTGACGCTGGCGGAGGCGCTTTTTCCGTGGCAGCTATAGCGCTCGGTTCCGGCACGAATTTTATGGACCGCTCAACTGATAGCGCGGACGTTAATACAAAAAATATAATTATCTCCTTCTGGTTTAAAATGACAGGAGGCGATGGCGCACATCAAGATATTATCAGCGGCCCAGTGGCAACTGAGAGGATTCGCGTGCGCCGAAATTCCAGCAATGTTTGGGACGTGCGGCTGCTTGGCACTGATGGCGGCGATGCAAAACAGTGTGTCTCTACGAACTCTTTTACAACGGCCTCAACGTGGCACCATTTTTTGTTTGCTTGCTCGGGCACGGCTGTTCAAATGGTGATCGATGGGAGTGATGTCGCTTCAGTGTCAATTAATTCCGACGTGACACTGCAACACGCTGACGCTGAACGTCACATTTTTGCAGGAGACGGCTCAAGTAATCTCTGCAACATGGATGTAGCAGAAATCTACATCAACACAGACGAGACGCTTGATATTTCTGACAGCGCAAACGTGCAGAAATTTCGGAGTGCCGAAGGCAAGCCCGTTGATTTGGGCGCTGATGGTTCGACGCCAACAGGCAATCAGCCAAATTCTTATTTTAAAGCTGATGCCAGCACGCCTGCAAATATTGTGAACAACCTTGGCAAGGGCGGCAATATGTCGTTCACCGGCACACCAGCGGCGGCGTCAAATTCACCGAGTGACTAGGAGAAAATCATGGCAACTACTAAAGTTTCAAGCAGCGTAATTGGCGACAACGAAGTCAAAACGGTTAATGTGTTGGACGCAAATATCACGACCGCCAAGATAGCCGATGACGCAGTGACACTAGCCAAAATGGCCAGCGGCACCGATGGCAACCTGATTAGCTATGATGCGTCGGGCAACCCAGCAGCCGTAGCTACGGGGACTTTAGGCAATGTACTTACTTCCGCTGGCGCTGGCGCACCGCCGACGATGGCTATGCCGAGTACTATAACAAGTGACACTTCGGTTGGGACAGGAAACTCTTACGACATTACCGGAATACCGGCTGGTGTAAGGTGCGTTCACATACTGTTCGAGGGTGTGTCCACGGCCAGCACTAGTGCAATATTAGTCCAGCTAGGTGATGCTGGCGGTATTGAAACAAGCGGCTATGTGGCTGAAGGTTCACATTTAATAAGCGGTAGCTCTGTTAGCACTAGCTCATCGA